GGGGAGTAGGGGCATCCAAGGAGACGAAGAGTATTGATATACAGCTGATACAACTTATCAGTCAATATAACAACATCATCGCCTACGACATAGAAGTCATGATTCCACTCACAGCCATTAAGGCCATAGAGTAGAAGACCATGACTCAGAGTGAACAAGAAGAAGCTTGGACCAAACCCTAAGGGTTGGCCTTGCGTCCAATTGATCAAACCGATCTCCGACTTAAAGGAACTCAGGGATACGTCCTTGAATAACTTTATGTACGGGCTGGTATGTCCGTAAATCGTTTGCAAAACGATTTCCTGTAATTCCAATGGGAAGTAATCCGTAGCGTTCGAAAGATCCACAGAGTGGACCCTAGTTCCGTTCCGTATTGCTTCTTGCACTGGCTTGAATGCTCGATCTTGACTATGTGTACAATCCCACGGGAGTTCGGATACAATCTTCTTAAGGTCTTGTTTAAGCGGCTCAGAAGCCACTTGAAAAAGACGATAAGGTGAAGCAATGCTTCGTAGTTTGTACCCTGGCTCCTGAAGGAAATGCACTTCTCCTCCAATCATCGGTCCGTTGTCAATACAATCCTCATGAATTTCGTCGACAAGTCGACGAACGTCAAGGCCTTTGAATACCCATTGGTAAATAGGTGTCCAAAGACTCTGGATGTGTTCCCAAGTAGACTGATTTTTGGTGAGATACAACTCATACAAGAGTTGTTCACTCTGAACCTTGCTACCATATAGGGTTGGTGCTCGCTTTGAGCTACTCCCTCTATAGAGAAGTAAGGGTGGTGGCATAGTTCTTACTGTTCTTGACTGAATAGCCTGAATGGTAGATCTTCTGATAAGATCTTTCATTCCCTCGGTTACCGACCGAGGTGTAGCCCTGACTGCCTCGAGGAATTTCTTCCTCTGACTTTTTGTAACCTTACAAGAAGTCCAATGAGTATAGGCCATAAGTGCGTTGTTAGCTTTATAAAAGCAATCATCAGACTTAGAATCCCATCTCATTAGGGAGCCAATAACGCCCTTCAATTCCCCACGTCTATTCCTTGCCAAAGGAAGAGAATAAGGAATTCCAGAACGTTGGTGAATAAGTAACTGTTTAAGACTCTTTAGCCTTTTTACAGTCCACTCCTCACCGCTACAGGATACCCAACGCATCATTAACCCAGCAATGGGATTAATCATGTGCTTTGGTATTCCAACTACAAGGAGCCTCAACGTCAATCCCGATTGTAGACTCATAGAGTCCATACAATGGTCCTTTCTTTGTGGTATCAAACCACGATTTGGGGATTCTTGTTCAATCGAGGTGCCGTCGAAGCAC